CAACGAGTTAAGTTATAGAGTTTCTTCTGGCATTCCAGATTTAACCAACGAACAACACTTAATGAAATTATGGGACATTTTAAAAGAAGAGAAATGGCCTATTGACGCGCGTGTTGAATTATTAAAAAACTTAGAAGTTGAAGCGGTCAAACCAAGATACTATCAAACTGATAAAGGACAATCTGCACCAAAGGGTGCGAGAACAGGGGTAGGGCCAAAAGGCGGGACTTACTATTGGGCTAATCCAGATGGTTCTGCCGCAGATGAAGAAGATATACCCAAGGGAGAATCCGCTGATAACTTAGTTGGTTTATACGAAAAGTATTCAGATAAAAAATTATCAAAAACACAAATAGCACGATTAGAACGACGATTTAATAAAATTTCCGACTTGGATAAATTGTCATCAGATGAAATATTTGAAAGAATTACAGGTGAAGATGAACCTGATATTGAACCAACTATATCAATAACAGAAACAAAGAAAAGAGCAGAAAAACATAGAGTTGATGTTTTTAATGGAATAAAGACAGGACCAGGGAATATAGAAACTACTCAACAAGAGGAGTTAGCTAATATCGGTAGAGAAATAGCTAACGAACCTGGTTTTAAAGAGCCACCACCATTATCGGAACAAATAATTGAAAGAGTTAAAAGAGATTATCCTGATTCTAATCTCGCAAATAATGATAAAGTGTTAAAAAGACTTGCAAAGAAATCAGACGCTGGTGCAAAAACTATGGAAAGATTAAAAAATAATCCTGGTTGGAACTTTGCGGAAGAGCAACCTGACGGACACCCTATCCATACAACAGACACTAATCTTGTAAGAGATGAATTAATGACAAAACTCAAACAAGCCGAAAAAGACGGAGATAAAGAAGCGATTGCACATTATAAACGAGAATTATATTTTTATCAAAAAAAGGCGACTAAAAGAAATGTAACTGGTAAAGAGGGAGACGCTGATACCGTGATAATGTATACTGATAAAGACGGAAGAACAAAAGCAGTTTATGTATCAAATAAACAAACTATCGCGGACCAATTAAATAGTTCAACTCTTAATTCTTCAAAAGAAGCAATCATAGAAAACGTTGAAGAAGTTGTTAAGTCAATGAATTTATCAGATGAACAAGCGAAAGCCATCACAAAAACAACCATTGATACAACTGAAAAACAATATAAAAAATCAATGGAGTTCAGTAAAACTTATACAGCAAATGTTAAAAAAGTTGCAGATGATTCAGAAAAAAGAAAAAAATTAAATGAACCTGGCATTAGTAAAGCGATAGGAATAGCGGCTTCAGTAGATTCAGGTCCTTCAGGTAAAAAATCTTTTTTCAATCCTGAAAAAATGAGTGAAGAAAGAAGGAGAAAATATACTAACAACGCTCAAAAATCACCAGAAGTTCAAGCACAACTTTTAGGTGAGGAATCAGCACCAAACAACGACAGAAAATCAAAAGAATATAAAGAGTGGAAAAAGGGAATAACTAAAAAGTGGGAGAGTAGAGATAGAGAGTATGACGCAGAAGAAACTATACAAGCAACAATAGATGCGACCGGAACAGGTGCATTAAATGATGTTGGAGACGGTTCAACAGCAGCACCATATTCATTGACAAGAGCGACAATCGTTACGAGAGATTTAAGAGATAGAGTTCAAAAATTAGTTGACGGTGGAATGTCAGTTAAAGAAGCTTGTAAACAAGTTTCAGAGACTGAAAGAGATGGAGAGATACTTTATGGTGGAACTTTTGCTGCGGAAGACATTGAAGAAATTTACAATAGTGATGAATTAAAAGAATTAGAAGATGCGGAAAGACAAAGAGGTAAAGACATAGCTGATATGTATGATGCGACCACTAAAGAATTAAAAGAAGAAGATGAGAAATGGGCAAAAGAAAATGGCGTTGAAGATATTCCGCCTAAAAATGGTCCACATACGCAAGCTTATGTAAGAGGTTGGTTACAAAGGTCACACTTAACTGATATGATTAGAGGAACTTATGAGGGACAATCTATGATGGAAGTTGGCGACCAACCAATAGCACCAAAAGACTTTCGTAAGGCATTAGGAGATTTACTTGGATTTGAAGGAGATGCTGATGACATAGAAGCGTTAGAACGACACATAGTAGAAAACCTTGTTCCATCAGAAGACTCACAAGAATTAGTATATAGAGATAAAGATAACAAAGAGATAGTTATTGGTAAAGATACTCACAGAACTGATGGTAAATTTTCTAAAGTTGTAGCTCAATATGGAGCTGCACTTCAAGCAAAAATTAAAGAAGTAGCTAAGGCAAATAAAGGTAAATAATGAGAACTCAACTACTATGCACCTTTACTTCTAAATCAAAACTAAATGAAATTATTGACATTATAGTTTCTTGTAATGATATTTTGTATGATAAGATTTATGTGTTTGAAAACAAAAATGATTCAAGTCAATTGATTTGCACTTACAATGTTGAGTTCATTGATGACTTTGAAGAAAATATCATTGACACAATATCTTTACATAGAAAAAAACAATCCAACACACTCTACACAATCAATGCACTAAACGAAGTCATTAGAGAAAAGAACGGCGGTGTATTGGACAAATCATATATGGTTGATTGGGACGAATTTGAAAACACATTGTTGTTAACCAACGAAACCGGCCTATCAAAAATACCTACCAAAATACATCAAATCATAGATGTTACAACTTGGGCAGAAAAAATATAAAAAAAGCTTGACATTGTCATAATTTATTACTATATTATAGTGTAAGTTATTTGATAATTAGTGATTAAAAAAAAGTTAAGAAAAAGCTTGACTTTCTCATTTTTTATCAGTATATTATAATGTAAGTTTTTTGACAATTAGGTAGTAAATTCATCACGAAAATCTTATCGTGTCCAGGAAGGGCGATAGTCGAGGGCGATGTTAACGACGATAAGACAGGTGGAAGGCAAACAAAACAAACAAATCACTTTGGAAACATTGTGTGGTTTGTTTCCGATATGCCGGGAGCACAAACATCAGATTAGATACTGGTCTTGGAAACTTGACTTGGAGTTTGGTGGCGAAAAACAATAGTCTGGGTATCAAGGGGTGATGAGATAACTACCAAAGATTTTAATTTTTTATTTTTTAATTTAACGAGAGGAGTTTCAACTATGATACTAAAAGTAGTTGGACAAGTAAAAGGACATAATCATAAGATAGCAATGACACTTGATACGGAAGTATTAAGGAAGTCTTTACTTAAAGACAAAACATTGACATCTAAGAAAATCAAAACTATGGCTAATAAATCTACCAGACTTGCAAATACAAAGAAGTGGGCAGATTTTAAAGACTTTTTTGAACAGAAAGCTGAAATCCAAAACAGCGTTTCTGAAGTTCGTTCTTGGTCTGAAAGAAAAAATTAAAAAAAAGCTTGACATTGTCAAGTTTTTTTTGTATATTATAGTATGATAATAATGATAAGGAGAAATTAATTATGGATATAGGAACTTTTGCTATGGGTTGTATGAATTATGAATTGGAAAGAAACGCTGGTAATCTACCAGAACACGACATAGAGTTCCAAGCCGAAACTGGCATTGGGCCAGTCTATCTAAATGGTAGACCACAAACAAGACAAGAGCAAAGAGAAGCTCTTGAAGAAGACGGCAGAATGACACCAGCCGAGATTGAAGAGTGGTTAGATTCTTTAGAAATGTAAATTATTTTTAAAAATATTACGATTTTACTTGACTTTCTCATTTATTATTTGTATATTATATAAAAAGGAAGGATATTATGATTAAACAAATTGAACAATTATTAAATACATTAGAGCAAGAGTTGACTGACGGATATAATACTTTGCCAGATTATCAAGCAAATGATGAGGGTAAAACTTATGTCAATGGTGCTCAAGCTACATTGTATGAATTACAAAAACAAATTAAAGAATTAGAACAAGGATTGAGATTAGGTAAAAACTTCTCATTACTTGGAGAGGAGTTGAACAATGGCTAAAGACCAAAGATTTTTTATGAACGCTTGTATTGAGATATATGTGCCAGACCAAGGTTATGGTGAAAAAGCTACAAAAAATGAAGAATTAGATGCTCAATGGTTTGCTAATGAAGTGGCTTCACAAATACCAAAAGCAATAAACAAGAATTTTAGATTTTCAGAAAGACCATATTCAGTAAATGATGTTATGGTTGGTAAAATAGAAAGGGGTTAAGATGACATATTTTACATTAGATGAATTGATAGAAATACTATCAACAGATTTAACACCAACAGAAATAGAGGCGTTTCTCTATGAGTGGGGAGTAGCGTAATGGATACATTTGTTACGATTTTAGTTTTAATCGGTATGGCGTGGGTCATATCACAACCAACAAACAATATGAGGTAAAATGTTAGAAAATATAGTATCAGTAGGATTGACTACAATGTGTGGTGTATTTGCTATGTATTGGTTTTATAGGAGTATGAGTAATTAATGCCAACTGAAAAACAACAATGGTTAGACAAGTATAATACATATTATGCCGCAACTGAGTATAATAGAAAACATTACGGAAAAAGAATTAAACAATTAAAAAGAATGTTAGAGGACGAAAAGTTCTTGGAGTTTTTATCAAATAAAGATTGTAAAGAAGACGCATTATTATTCTTAGCAAAATCTAATGAATTCGATATGTATATTGCATTTAATGAACAATTTGAACCATATATCCACGATAAAGATTTCGGTTTAATCAATCATATGAAAAAAATGTTGAGAGTATTACAATCAGAAAACTTTATCAAAAATAGTAATTCAAGACCACAGGCAAAAAGATATGTAGAAATGTATTTGTGGTATGATAAAGAACCACAAGACGACTTACCAGAGTTGCCTTTTTAAAAAAAATTAAAAAAAAATTAAAAAAAAATCTATTTTGAGATTTTTACATTATATATATGTATATAAGAATTACTTGATTGGTCTCAAGTAAATAGTTCTTTGACAATTTGGAATTGGAAAGTATAGAGAGTAATTAACTCTATATGGGATTGGCAGAATAATGGGTAGACATTTGAAGCCCATAACGCAATCTAAGACAAAGTTGTGGTGACTTGATAGTTGGAAAATATTTTAACTATCTATATCGACAGATATTGTCTAATGTATTTCCGTAAAAAAATAAGAAGATGATTCTTATGACTCTATTGTAGGTAAGGGTAAAACTGAAATCCTACTTAATGGCTGAATAATCTACACTTGGAGAGATAAAGCATTTATATAGAAGTTGTATTCACATCAATGAGGAATAACCACCTTGAGATGAACTATCGTAACTGATAGATATAAAGTTTAGAGTTAAAAAAATCCAAGACGGAAATTGTGAGTAATCATTAATCTCACATCCCCAACATATTCCAAAGAATTTAAAGCCCCAGCGATTTTTAGTTTCCACCTTTTATACAGACTTAAAAAACAATGGGGCTTTTTCTTAAAAAAAATAAAAAAAATTATGTTTTTACAAATATATATTATATTTATTATTGTATCAGGTTATACTGATTAACAAATGACAAATGAAAAATAAAAATAGGAGAATGAAAAATGGACTTAAATGCAATTCGCAAACGTCTCGGTCAATTACAGACCACAAACAAT